CCGAAAAAATATAGTCTCCCCCTAGGCCGTGGCCGATGGTTCATTAAGCGACCAGCCCGGACCGGAAGCCATCTGGTACAAGACCTTGATGTCTGGTCACAACATGCAGCCCAGCGAGGCGCTCTGGCTTGCTCCATCCATAGCGCGGTCGACACGTATCAAGGCCGAATGCGGGCTAAGATCGGCGCGTGGTCCTTCGGGGCTTCGCTCATCGGGTGTAGTATGTTGCTTATGTCCTCTCCTTCTGGTCGCGGAGGGCAAGGCCGCTGCGCAGCCTAGTCAGTCTGGCCGGCAGGCTTTGTCTTGTAGTGTTGTGGGCGGCGCTCCATGTCTGCCGTTAGGGCCATCTGGCCGCGGGCATATTCCCGGTACTGTTCCGGGATCTGCGATTCGAGCGCTGATAACCGCCACCAGACGGCGATCCAGCGATAATGCTCCGGCGCAGCGGCCAGCGCATCACCGATGGCCGTTTGCAGGGCAAGGCTCGGCTCTATCATTGGCTGGCCTCGCGGAAGGCTTTGCGCATGGCGCGGTTGATGCGGCTCTACAAACGCACCCGGTTCGGCTTGTCACGCGGGACGAGATCAAGTCGGCGCTGCGCATCGATGGCGACGACGAAAACACCATGCTGGATGCGTTGAGCGAGGTCGCCAGCGAAGGGATCATTGCTTACCTCAAGGCAGGGGCCGAAGAGTTTATCGAGGGCGGCGAAGTTGCCTCGGGCGCGGTTGTTCCGGCTCGGGTGAGGCTCGCGACCATTTATTGGGTGGGCGTCCTTCGCCGGAACCCGGACAACGATACGGAAGGCGCATTCCAGCTTGGCTATCCTCCGCTGCCGGTGGTTTCGATGCTGTGCCAGATGCGGGACCCCGCTCTTGCTTAGGCCGTATCAGCCAATGACGGCCGGCCAACTAACCAAGCGCGCCACGCTGCTTGAGCCGGTCGAGGCGGTGGACGCCGACGGGCAGGTCGTGCAGTCGTGGACGGATCGTGGTTTGGTCTGGTGCAATCTCGCCCCTCGGCGTGGGGGTGAATCCGTGATGCAGGCCCGTATGGAGTCGAAGAACCCGGCGATTATCACGGTTCGTGCGTCCACCCTGACGCGGGAGATCACCAGCGAATGGCAGATGCAGATCGACGGGCGGAAGTATGACGTGCGCGAAGATCCGCAAGAGACGGCGGATCGGGCTTTCCTGCAATTCTACGCCGAGACGAGGGGGCGGGAATGAGAGCCGGTCGTGTGCTGCGCCAGATCGTGATTACCCGGCTGGGCAGCCAGATTCCCGGCGTTCCGGTCGTTGACAAGCCGACCGAAAAGACCCCGATGCCATACATCTTTCTGGGGCCGTCTTATTGGGCTGACGCCTCGGTTGAGTGCATTGAGGCGCGCGAGGTAACGCTGCAAATAGATTGCTACGACACGCGCACGAGCAAGGGTGCGGTGGAGGACCTGGTGGACGACATTTCTTCGGTGCTGAACGACTGGGCGAATGAGGCGGCGCTGACCATGCACCCGATGCCCGTGACGCTGGTGCGCGTCATGGATGATCCTGACGGCAAGAGCGTCCATGGCGTTGTGCAGGTCGAGGCGATGGTGGAAAATGGTTAAGGGCTTGGACGAGGTTCAGGCTGACCTGATCCGGCGCCTCTACAACGTACGACTGGTTGCGAAGCAAGAGGCGCGCACGCAGGGCGAGGGGGTCGCGGCGGCTGCCCGGTATCTTGCCCCTCACGATGATGGCGATCTGATTAGATCCATTCGGGTCGAGGATGTGCATTCGGTTACGACCAGCAAGGGCGAGCGCGATTTTATCGGTGTCGCGATAAAGGCAGGCGACGAAAAAACGGTTGTCACGAATAGCAGCAGCGGCCGGTTCCAGAACGCGAGGATTCAGGAGTTCGGGACGAAGGCGCGGGCCGCAAATCCGTTCTTCTTCCCGGCGTGGAAAGCAAACCGCCGTAGGGTTCGATCAGCTATCAGCCGGGCTGTTCGGAAGGTGTGGACGAGCTAACCAGTGTCTCGCAGTAGCTTAGGCGGTCGCGCGTCGCGAAGGGGGGGCGCTGTTGCTCTTACCCCATGCGACAATCAGTGCTGCGCAGTCCTCAGCCTCTTCTACCGTTTTGGCGAGGGTCTTAACGCAAGCTGACAAATCCCCTTCCGTGCCTGCTAGCTGCAACGCTCCGGGGGAATACCAGTCACGGACTGCAGCACGACAATCCGAAACTCGCTGCGCGTCCCGGATTTGCTCGCGCAACTCGGCGTCAGCGCTCGCAGCTAGGCGCATTTGGTTGCGGTCATACAGCCAGAAAGATCCGGCAGCCATTACGACGATGCAGGCAGCGGCAACAAGGAATTGAACAGTTTTACTCAAGGCATCCTCCACGGTTAGCGAAGGATAATTCCATGCCGAGACAAAGGAAATGGCGTGTCCTTCGCACTTTCGAGTGGGCGCCTAAACGCAACATCATCATGATTTACCGTGCCGGCGAAGTTCACGCTGGCCTGACGCGGGCCTGTCGAGAGAAGGCAGGCGACCGCATCGAAGAAATCCGGGGCTGATCCCGGCCGCCCATTCCGTCGCACCCTTGGGCAAGGTGCTACATCATCAGGAGCCTATCATGGCGAAACCAGTCACTTATGCTGGGTCGATGGTCGCGATCTATCTGGAAAGCACGACCCCCAGAATACGACCGAAGTGAATGTGCCCGATTGCGATAACCCAGAATTGGCTTTGTGGATTGAGCGCGGTGTTGAAAGCCTCAATTTTAACGCGTCGGGCAATGGCGTTCTCGCTGCCGAGGCAGTCGATGTGTGGTGGGATGCCTTCAACACCACCGAAAGTATCAATGCCCGGATCTATATCGGCCCCCGGACAACGTGACGGATGGGAAATACTGGGCCGGCAAGGTCCACGTTACCAGCTTCGAGGTTTCTGGCGAACGTGGCGGCAAGGCGCAGGCAAGTATCGCCATCGTGTCGGATGGTGAGATGACCCTGAACGATGTGAGGGCCCCCTGATGGAGCCGCTGCGCTGGACTGGCCGAGCGGGGAAGATGAATTTCTTCTGCGCATCGGTGAACCTGAGGCGCTTGACGATCAAACCGCTCAGGGCGTTCTCGATCTTCGCTATCGCCTGATCCAAGGCCATGAACGAGGCGGTTTCGAGAATGCGCCGGTCAGGGTTCGGGAAATCCTAGCTTGTCTTCGGCTAGGCCTTATTGGCGCTGACATGGACCGGGAGACTGCGGAGCGGAAGGTCAAGCAGGCATTTGATGAGGCTGATATTGCCAGCCTGAACCTGCAGGCTTTCACGATCATCAGCCGTGCTTTCGCTGCGAAGGATCATGACCCTTTGGGGGAGGCCAAGGGGGAAACGGAGAAAGCCGAATCCGCTTCTCCCGCGTCTACGGTAACGGCGCAGCCATCGGCTTCACCCCGGCCCAAGTCAAAGAAATGACATTCTGGGAGTTCCAGGCCTGCATGCGGGGATGGAACAAGGCTCAGGGCGGCGGGCACCACTACAACGGCGACCCTTTGCCGATTGCTTCGTGCGGGGTGTCAGCAGGCGCAATATCCGACGGCCCGGTGAGTGTCGTCAGGATTGACGATCTTACATGCTGCAACGCGCGCATAAGCGATCTGAACGTGGCAACGATCTCTTACCGGAGGTAGCCATGTATGATCATCCCGACAGCGATGATTTGGCATCGCGAATAGCGGCCTCCGCGATCTTATCCGTGCCGATCCCGCCGGGAGGGGTTTCAAAATGTACGTTTTCTTTAAGCGTCAATTTAGATGGCTCGTGGTTTACCTCGAAGGTCGAAATTTCGGATTTACCGCCGAGGACCAACCTGCCAGGTTGAACCTCGTTCATCCCGGTAGAAATGGGAAAGCTTGACCGACTTCGGTGAGGCGTGATTTAACAGCGCAGATAATTACACGTTGCTGCTTTCCAAGCAGTATCTCGATATCGTACGTGCCTGTCTGTTCGCCGCCATGTATCCCGTTTGTTGTAACGGGAATACCAGATTCTCGGATGTTCGCCTCTTTGGCCGGCCAATGGTCTAGATGGCTATGATCCGAACCAATATCGATAAACGCCCAGACCTCACACCATCTTTGGCCTGCTATTTCTACAGAACCCGCAGCGTCCTTTAGTAGAACTTGCGTCACGGGTTGACCGGGCGGATAGTCCGAAAAGGTTTTGGTAGCCGGGCTGAAATACTTGACCTGAACAATCGTTCTCAACCTATTCTCCATCGGCGTTTTGCAATGCAATGGTGATGACGCGCCGGGACTTATGTCGAGTCCGGCGCGCTCTATTCATAGGAGCGCCCATGGCCCTTTTCTTTTCTTATCGCTGGATTTTCTGGCTAAATGCCTGACCGGCGACAGAGTGTCGCTGGACCTGCGGCGCAATGATGAGATGTCCGGAAGTGGCGATGGGCGGTTCTGGGCGGCGGAACTGTCTCGCCCATTGTGGACCGCACAAATCAACCTGCATGCCAAGCACGCGGCATATGCGCGCGAGATCAACGCGAAGGTTTGGGCGCTGGACGGCAGCAGCAAGACGTTCCCGTTTGCCGATCCGACCTATAAGGGGCCGGCCTCGGGCGTGACCACAGGCTTGGGATCGGTCACCGTGTCGAGCATCCGGGCCGACCGCGGTGCTATTGGCCTGACCGGGCTGCCCGCCGGATTTGTCGCCTCGGCCGGAGATTACCTGTCGATCAATTTCGGCACCGGGCGGGTGTATTTTGGCGCGCTGGCCGAAGGCGGCACGGCCAACGGATCTGGCGTTCTGGCCTCGCGCGAAATCCGGCCCTTCCTGCCCATGACGATCACTATCGGCGCGACCGTGGAACTGGTGCGCCCGCGGTTCAAGGCAATCATCCCGCCAAGTGGATACACCCCGTTCAATTACGACCTGCCTCATGGCGAAGTCGCAACCGGCGCTTCCATTCAAATCCTGCAAAAGCCATGAAGATATTCGATCCAAACCTTGTCGCATCCCTGCAAGCCGCACCGGATGAGGGGATCAAACCCGTCTATTTCCTCTGGGTTCTGGCGAAGAACCGCGACATCGGCGCGGACTTTGCGATAGGCCTGTGGTCCGGGGATGAGGATTTCGCTACCAGCGTGCAGGCCCCAGATGGCGGCACGGTGTCCCGCGTCTACATCGGTGGCTGCAATCTGGTGGTCGAAGGCATCCAGTATGTCGCGGACCTGACCGACAACCCCATCACCATCAGCATGAGCCAGATCGCGGGCGCGACCCAGCAGCTGGTGCGCGGATATGATGTGCGGCTTGCATATTGCGAGATCCACGCCACGACGCTGACCGGCGGCGCGCTCACCAGCCCGCCCCAGCTACAATGGGTCGGTATCGTGGACGAGGCGCCCATCGCCACGCCATCGGTAGGCGGGCATCCCCGACGGCGCCATCGACATGACCAAGCTGGCGCAGGAAATCCAGCCACCGCTGATCTGGGAGGGCGCTTCGCTGCCGGTCACCAAGCAAGCGTCCGAGGTCTTGCTCTGGCAAGGTGCGCTGTATCGCTGGGACGGCACGAAATACACGGCGTCGGTGGAGGCCGTGAACATCGACGGCCAAGTGATTGCCGATCAGATCGCCACGGATGCGGTCACCCCGTCCAAATTGTCGGTTGTTCCGGGATATAACTTGATCCCCGACCCGAATATAACCGATCCGGCCGCATGGCGCTCACCTCATCCGACCCGATGGGCTACAGAACCGGGCAAGATTACGTTTTTAGGAACCGTAGCGGGAACGACAGCATATTACGCAAAAATCTTCCCGATTACCCAAGGCTACACTTACCGGGCGCGGGCAACGGCAACTAAAGTTGCCGGGCCTGATACCTTGGTTACGATCCGCATCAGGTTTCTTGACGTTCTCGGCAATCTTCTGACTGAAAATACCGCAGGGGGCGTAACACTCACTGACGGGGCAGCGGTTGTTTTGCAGCGTTCGGTTAATTACCCTGCCGGAACCGCGCAACTTGAAGTCGGGTTGCAACTTGCTGGCGCTGTCGGTGGTATAGTTGACTTTACGGCGCTGGAAGCGATCCACGTTAATACGTCCGACACGATTGCCGACAGTGCGATTACCACTGCCAAGATCGTCAATGATGCGATCAACGCTGCCAAGATTGCCAATAATGCCGTCGAAGCTGCAAAGATTGCGGCAGGGGCGGTCACGGAAACGAAGATTTCGGACAACGCGATCACGACCCCCAAAATTGTCGCGGGCGCAATCGAGACGAGCAAGATTGCGGTGACGGCCGACAAAATCGCGGCCAATGCCATTACCGTGGGCAAGATCGCGGCGGGGGCGGTAGGCGCCGATCAGATTGCCGCCAATGCCATCGCGGCGCGTCACTTGCTGGTGGCGGACTTCACCAACCTGGTGCCGAACGCGGATATCGCCGACGCGCCCTCATGGACCATTCCAAGCCCATGGGTGCGGGTGCTTTCAGGACCGTCCGCCCGTTCAGAATATTGGCTTTATCTGGACGTGGGAGCGGGTGAAACCGGAAATAGCCCCACAGTGGTTTCCCAACCGTTCTCGGTTGAGGTCGGGGTGGAATATTTTGCACAAATTCAATCGCGCGTCAGTTCGTCTGGGGATACGGGTCACGCTATTGCATCTGTCCAGTGGTATGACGGTTCGGGAACCTCGTTGGGGTTCAGCACATTTGCCAACACCGCCGTGACGGTTAGTCTGGCGAGCTATTCCGCGACAGTGACACCGCCTGCGGGGGCTGTCAGGGGAACCTTCCGAGCGGCGGTAAATCGTGGGAACAGTAACGGCAGGGTCATCATATCGTCGCCGGAAGTTCGGCGTAAAAACGGCGGCAACCTGATCGTTGACGGTGCGATAACCGCCAACAAACTTGCTGTGGATTCAGTAACCGCCAACGCAATCGCTGCCGGGGCTATCGTGGCATCTGCTATTGCTGCTGGTGCGGTGACCGCCGCCGCGATAGCCGCGAGTGCTGTCACAACCATCAAGCTTGCCGCTGGTGCTGTCACTGCCGATAAAATCACCGTCGCAAACTTGGCGGCGCTTGGTATCACGGTCGGTTCGGCCGATATAGCAACCGCTGCTATCACCAGTGCAAAGATCGCTGACCTGTCGGTCGGAACGATCAAGATCGCAAACAACGCGATTTCGACCTATCGCCAAGCGTATACTGCGGGGGCTACAAGCCTGATCGTCCCCACGAGCGGTGAATTTGTGCAAACATTCAATGTGACGCCCGGACGTACTGGCCCGCTTTCGATTGACGTTCAGATTCAGAACGACTTAGGTCCGCTAGACGGTCGATTGGTACTCTATAAAAACGGGAGCGCTGCTGTTTCTTGGGAAATGCCCGGCACATCTACATATTACACAAATCAATGGTTTGATACATCGTCAACGGCTGGTGTGGCGGCGCAATATCAACTCTACTATCAGAACACTAGCGGGAGTAATAGGAGGATTAAGGGTCGTCTGATCGGCTGTCTAGACATTGTAAAATGATATGGCCTCGCCTGTAATCTGCTAACCTAATCCACAAGGAAGGAAACCGACCAATGCAATACCGAATTACCAACAAGAAGAACCAAACTGCCACCCTCGACGCGGCTCGTTATGAAATCGATGGGTCCGGCGCCCGGTTTTATGGAGAGAACGACGAAGTTATCGCGTCCTTCTATGACGGGGAAATCATCTCCGTTGTGCCGGCCGCGCTGCAATTCGATCAGGCCGATGAATCGTAAAGCGCGCCGTTGTGCCGCAAGTCTTTCAAAAAGGAAACCGAGGATCATGGGCGAAGTAGCATTGCGCGCCGCGCAGGAAGAATCGAAAGCAGAAAACGAGTACCTGCGTCAGCGAAACCTGCACCTGCGGGTCGCGGTCGAAAACCTGTCGCGGCAGGTGGCGGATCTGATGCCGAAAGAGGAAGCCGCAGAAGGAGAAGCCGAGGCAGCCCCCGCTCAGTAAGGCTGCCGAAAGGCCGATGCAGACAGCCCGCCTCG